AAAGATATTAAAATTAAATCTGATTCTTTAGATATTGAATCTCTACGAATTCCTGAGATTCATAATAAGTATCTAAAATATTATAATCGTTTTCAATTAGTTCTTAGAAAAACAGAAACAGATTATAAAGAACTTTATAAAGAAAAATGGGAATACTATACTGGAAAATCTTCAGATGAAGTGTATAAAGAAAATCCATTTAATTTTAAAATTTTAAAAGCTGACATTCCAACATATCTTGACAGTGATAAAGATTTGATAGAACTACAACACAAAATTAGTTACAACAAAACAATTGTAACTTATCTTGAACAGGTTTTACGCTCAATAAATAGTCGTACATTCACAATTAAGAACGCTATTGAATGGAAAAAGTTTGAAGCAGGAGTAATATAATGACAAAAAAAGCACCAAAAATTACTGACTACATTGAAGAATATAAAAATATTTTATCACCTAAACTTTGTGAACAAATTATCAGATATTATAATTCTATTGATGGTTGGAATCAATCTACCTTTGGAACAAAAGATGGATTGTCTGCAGAAACAAAAGAAAAAGTTGATATGGATGAACAATGGATTACAAAAAATGATGAGGGTGGACTATATACCGATTTGTTAGCAGGGTTTAAAATTGCACTTAAAAAATATACTGAAAAATATCCAGACATAGTAGTTGAAAATTCTACACCTTTTCGTATGAATCGTTATTCATCACCAAATGGATTTATGACAAGACATATTGATAATATACATCATAGTCATGGTCAACGATATGGATTTCCACATGTAACAATGTTAATGTTTATGGATGATGATTATAAAGGTGGAGAGTTTTCTTTGTGTGATGGATTATATTTAAAAAAACCTAAAGCTGGAACATGTATAACTTTTCCATCTAACTTTATGTACCCACATGAAGTTAAACCAGTTACAGAAGGAACAAGACACACCGTTATGGTTTGGTTAATGTAAAGGAGAAATTATTATGAAAGATTTTAAACATTATAAAATATTCCCTACTCATGTTTTTTCATTTAAAGGTCAAGGCGTAAATGATAAAGAGATGCTGGAATATTTTCAAAAGGAAGTAAAAAAAGAATCGGGTAAGAAAAGTTTAAACTGGCAATCTAGTCCCAATTTGCATAAAAATAAAATTTTTGAATCATTGGTAAACAATATAATGGAAGCTACTAAACTAGCTTGTGATGCGATAAAACTTGATACTAGTTACAAACTTGAAATTACAAATATGTGGGGCAACATTTTACAACAAAACGAATGTCACCCACCACATACACATTCAAACAATGTATGGTCTGGTACATATTATATAACACAATCGCCAACTCAAAGTAGTATTCAATATTTTATTGGACAACACCAATCACAAGTTTTATTACCAAGAGTATCTGAACAAAATTTAGATAACGGAAATCTTATTGGTTTTCCTTCTGAAAAAGGACGAGGATATGTATTCCCAAGTTGGTTAACACATTGGGTGCCACCTCATCCAGATAAAGAGGCAAGAGTAAGTATTGCATGGAACATAATCCTTAGAGGTGAATATGGACATGAAAAAGATTTTCAATATGCTAAAATTTAAAATTGAAAACAAATTTAAACGCTTTACCACACAGAGGGGTGTAGTTAGACTTAGGTCTAACAATAGCGTCCAGAAACACGCTTAAAATCGCTCTGATATGGTAAAATATTCCAATCATCCTGCGATACCCAAGTCGACCTTTTCCCAAGACTGTATTGTAACAAATGTAAACGAAGTCTATGTTAAAGTAGATTGTGAGCGTTCTTTACAAAGAGATTTAGATTCTTTCTTTCAGTTCGAAGTGCCTGGTGCTAGATTTATGCCATCAGTTCGGAATCGTTTATGGAATGGAATCATTCATTTATATTCTATAGAAACTGGACAGATATATAAGGGTTTACTTCCATATATAAAAGAGTTCGCAAGAAGAAATGAAGTTGATATAACAATTGAAGAAGGCGTTGAATTAGATAGAGAAGTTGATAAAACTATTGTAAAAGATTTTATTGAATCTCTTAAACCAAAATCCAAAGGAAAACTTTTAGAAGTCAGAGATTATCAAATAGATGCTGTACATAATGCTATATCAAACAATCGTGCATTACTATTAAGTCCAACTGCATCAGGCAAATCACTTATCATCTATTCATTAGTTCGTTATTATCAAATGATGAATTTAAAATCGTTGATAATCGTTCCTACAACAAGTCTTGTTGAACAAATGTATTCTGATTTTCTTGATTATGGTTGGAAAGAAAACTATTTACAAAAATTATATCAAGGACATGATAAAAAAGTTATAAGTGATGTTATGATATCAACTTGGCAATCTTTATATAAAATGCCGAAAAAATATTTTGATGAATTCGGTTGTGTCATTGGTGATGAAGCTCATTTATATAAAGCGAAATCTCTTATAAACATTCTTATAAAATTAACTAATGCTAAATATCGTTTTGGTTTAACTGGAACACTTGATGATTCACAAACTCACAAATTAGTTCTTGAAGGATTATTTGGAAGTTTAAAGAAAGTTGTTAAGACTAAAGAGTTAATGGATTCTAAAACACTTGCAGAATTAAATATCAAATGTTTATTGTTACAATATTCAGACGAAGAATGTAAATCTATAAAAGAATTCAAATATGCAGATGAAATAGATTTTCTGGTAACATCTAAAAAAAGAAATGAGTTCATTTCAAATTTAACTGTATCTACAAAAGGAAACACTTTATGTTTATTTCAATTGGTAAAAAAACATGGTAAAATTCTACATGAGTTAATAAAAGAAAAAGTTTCTCCAAATAGAAAAGTATTTTTTGTTTTTGGTGGCACAGATGTAGATACAAGAGAAGATATTCGTAGAATAACTGAAAAGGAAAAGAATGCTATCATTGTAGCATCTTATGGAACATTCTCTACTGGAATTAATATTCGTAATTTACATAATGTTATTTTCGCTAGTCCATCTAAGAGTAGAGTCAGAGTATTACAATCAATTGGTAGAGTATTAAGAAAAAGTGATGATAAAGAAAATGTAAAACTTTATGACATTGCTGATGATTTAACATATAAAAGTAGAAAGAATTTTACTTTAAAACATTTTATAGAAAGGATTAATCTTTATAATGAAGAACAATTTGAATACAATATTAAAAAGATTTCAATGAGATAAATATAATATATATGAATGATTTTGATAAAGAAACTCCAACATATTACATAGTTAAATTTAATAATGGCGAAGAAATTATTTGTGAATTAAAAGAAACAAATAAGAACACTGTAAAATTAATTAATCCAATGATAATTCAAAGCTTTGGTGAAACGAATGAAACAAGACAAGTAAAAGAACAAGTTGCATTTCATAGATGGTTACAACCTTATACATCTGAAACTGAATTTGATATTGATAAAAAAAATATTATAACTATAGTTAAGTGTTCAGATATGATGATAACATGTTATGAAAATTTTATATATAAAAAAGATGATGTTAACATAACAAACAAAGAAGTTTCAATTGAATCAAGTAAAGAAAATAAACATAGACAAGAATATGTTACAGTAGAGACTGATAAGGATGTACATTAATATATCCATCTAACCGACCCACATGGTTATTATAAACATAAAAAATAAATTTGTCAAGCGTTTTATAAAAAAAGATTTATAAAAAAAAGTTTTATAAAAAATTTGACAATACAAAAAAAAAGATGTATAATATTAGATAATGAAAAAAATTATAAAAAGAAAAACAAGAAAACCTACTGATGAACATTATGTAGATAATAAAAAATTTCTACAAGCGATGGAAGAATGGCAAAAAGATTGCAGTATTGCAAAAACTTTAAACAAACCTGTTCCGCCTGTTTCTGATTACATTGGCGAATGTTTTATGAAGATAGCTCATCACTTATCTTATCGTCCCAATTTTATTAACTATACCTATAGAGATGAAATGATTGCAGATGGTATTGAAAACTGTGTTCAATATAGTTATAATTTCAATCCAGAAAAATCTAAGAATCCCTTTGCTTATTTTACGCAAATAATTTACTATGCGTTTGTAAGAAGAATACAAAAGGAAAAGAAACAATCACATATTAAAAACAAAATGATAGAACGAGATATATATGAAACCTTTACAACACAGAAACATGATGTAAATGATTATCATAATCCAACGTTTGATGAGTTTAAAAATATGATGTTACCAGAGGAAGATGCTTATAAACCCAAAAATAAGAAAAAATCTTTAAAGAAAAAAGGAATAACTTTAGGATTAGAAATATTCATGGGTAGTAACGATAAGGAATAATTTTATAATATGAAAGTGATACTGATTACTGACCAAGACATTGGCGCAAGGAACGATAACCTATCGTGTGTAAAATATTTTAAAAAGTTTTATGACGAAGTGTTTTTTCCTTACATAGATAAACATGACATAAAAACTATAATAAACTTAGGTGATATGTTTGATAGAAGAAAGTATGTTAACTTTAATACTTTACATTTTACAAAAGAAACATGGTTAGAACCATTAAGAAAAAGAAACATTAATGTTC